GTAATACACGACCGTCTACTGCCTTAGTGAATGCATAAACCGGCACATCTGTATTACTTGCTTGGAATCTATATTGTTCTGTTGGAATACCGTAAATGTCGTTTTTGTCGTCAGGATTTCCAAATTGTCTATTTACAGGCAAGGCTGCATTAATTACTTTGATAAACTGGTCGTACCAGTTGGCGTTGCTAGGATCGTTCCAGCTGATTACTTGTCCCGATAAGTTTCTACCGTTAGAATCATACACATTCTGGCTTGTAGAAACTGTGGTAAATTTTAATAATCCGCTGCCGGCAATGTTTCTCTTGGGATTGTAGCTTAATAAACGAGCAAGACGTAACACGCTTTCACGGCGTTCTGCAAGCTCTAAAAAGTTGTCTCTAGCATTTAAATCAATACGGAAAGCAATGCTCTGCCCTAAGAATGCAATAAGATCGATTAGTGCAAGGTATTCGCTAGATTCAATGTAATCGTTAAAATCTTCAGGGTAATTTTCCCTGATGTAGTTAACCATAACTCTGCGGAGATTTTCAAAATCGTAACTCTGAAAATCTGCACTACGGAAGCTTTGATATATGCGCTTCCAATCTTCCGCTACTAGTAATCTATTTTGTCTATCAGTTGTTGACATACGCCTTCCCAATTATTGAGTATTTAGCGTATATTATTATGTGTGTAGTTAATTACATTCCAGACAAACCGTTAGCTTTGTCAAATTTTAACTGTATCGATTCTTGTATGTTGTACGGATAGTACACTAATGTGCATTCTATTTGTAAGCCTGTATCATACGGTGTTACTGTTATTTGCTCTGCCCTAGTCCTAGAGTCATAATTAACTATAGTCTCAACATCTTTTATGACCATGTCACGAACTTGGTCAGTTAGTGGTTCAAATATAACGTCCCATATAATTGTTCCAAAATCTGGTTGTTCTAGGCGTTCGCCTAACCTGATATGAAAGTGGTTTAACAAGTCTTGCTTGATTAAATTTAAATCGTACAACGCAAAACTTTCAGTCGTAGCAGCAACCGTACTAAACCCTTTGTATGTTTTAGTGCCGGGCACAACTTGCCCTTGTGTAGTGCCTTGTAAGACAATTTTATCGTATAATCTAGATGTAGCCATAGTAGTATTTACTCTTCAGAACCGGCCTGATTAGACGGCATTACCTTAGAAAATGTATCTGTTTTAGTAGAATATTCCTTCCAGGCAGATGCCGGTACAGGAATACTACTACCGGCTTCTCTATCAGTCTTTGCAGGTTTGAAATTAATAGGATCTAAGTTTTCATGATGTGGCCACGGTTCATGGCTTGGTATACGCAACATTATACTATTAACTAATGATTCGTTTTCGTCGGGGTTGTCAAACGTCGGTAATGCTTCTGCTGCAACAGCTGACTCAGCAGCAGGGCCGTTCATATGAATCTGTGAAGCAGTTTCTAAATGATTTCCGCCGCTTTTTAAGCTAGTATTACCGCCGGCAGTTAAGTTATTATTGCCGGTTGTTGCTACATTTAAGTCAGCGGTGGTGGTTATTTTGCCAGTGCCTAACACTACTAAATTATAATCTGTTCCAACATCTGTATGGAATCTTTCACCGCTTTTTAAATTTATATTTCTTTTAGCTTCAAAATTTATATCTCTATCTGCATAAAAATTAAAATCTTGCTTAGTGTGTATGCTAATGCTATCTTCTGCATAGATGTCAATTTTTCCGTCGCTGCTAAGTTCAATCCAAGAAGTACCTCTGGCGTTTCCAATATAAATCAAATCTTCGCTGTTATGCATTAAGATTTGGTGTCCGGTTCTCGTTCGCAGTCTGATTAATTCATTATGCAAAATGTCTTTTTGGCCACCTGTTTCGTCTTGCTCTACTGCTGCATAATCGGGCGGTCCTTCACTTGCAGTAGTTTTACGTAAGAACTTATCATCTCCGTCATCCATAACAAAACTGCTGCCACCAAGGCGACTAACAAAAGCATTAGGAATTTGATGCTCATGTTTTCCTACTTTTCCTACCTTACCATTCTTATCTACCGGGCCAGGAGTACTAATACCAAAGACCATACTAGGAACTTCGCGGCGTGCGCTCGAAGTTGTAATACCTCTAATATCGTCTTTTAGCAATCCTTGTTGCTCAAGTGCTTTTGCAAAAGGGTGTTCCGGTTTTAATTTTTTAGTAGTATCGCTTTGATTTTCTGGATGTATAATTTTATTATACTCACCAGTAGGCACTCGTGTATTTTCAGTATCTGTATTTCTGCTGTCGTCAACTACATATTCTGTTGCAGCAAATCCAGGCAGAGAAAAGTTCATATCCTCGTTCTGAACGCATCCTATCCAAAAGCCTTTGCGAGTATCTCCGCCAATAAAAATTACAACTACTAACGCACCGACATCAGGAGGGACCATCCACATGCCATATGCTTTCTGTGTATTGTCGTGAGTATCTTGACTGTCAGATACATAGTCGATATGTGTTGATCCGTAAAACGGATTTAAATATTTTACAGTTCTTAATTGGCCTTCTCTAGCTTCGTCGTTACCTGCTTCGTGTAACAACTGCACTTCTAATGTGCCCATGTAACTAGGATCAAGGTGGCTAATAATCTTAGCTAAAAAGGGACCGGCGTCCGGTTCTGCAGAATTTGCACCGGATCTAATTTCTTCTGGCATATTTTATGCGCCTCCTATTGCGCTGTCATTTGGCATTGGCTGCTTCTCTGGGTAGTTACCGGCAACCTGACTATCTTGCCCTTGTATTCTAATTAGTCCTAATGTTTGGGTAAACTTGCCCTTAGTGAACTCGCTAGTAACTTCTTGTGCTCTAAACAATCCTGAGAATTGTTTCACAATCGTAGTATTGCCGAAGTCATAAAATCCAGTATCTGTGTTAGCATCATCCGGGGTTCTAAAATTTACTCGAACCATTACTTGGCCTTTTTGCCAGTCGATTGATCCTTCTTCGTTCACACCGTTGCCGGCTGACGGAATTGTAAAATTGCCTGCGCCGCTATCTCCAATAAAATACGGATCTCCCATTATTTTTAATGTTAAGTTTTGCATGTCGTAGCCGGTAGTTGCTAAATCGTGGAACTGTCTAGCTGCTGTAGTTGCTGCATCATCCGGGCCCGATGCTCCGCCGTGTTTAGCTGTGCGAGTGGTTGGAGCATCTCTACGTAATGCTTCAGGTCCAACGCCGCCTGCTGGCTGACCTTGAGGTTGAGCAGCTCCGCTTGCTGCCGGATAAGCACTACTATTAGCTGCTGCTAACTCTTTGTCTTCAGAGTTTTTGCCGCCGTCTGCTAACATTTGTTTGAAAAAGCCTAACTTATATTCGATCTGAAAATCAAGGATATCGTGATTCTGTCCTGTGTAAATGTAATTAAATTCTCGTTTAGGCACTACTAACTCTACTTTTGATTTTGTGTTTGGTGGTAGGAAAATAGATGCATCTATTTGATAAGGCACTACTCTAAAAATTACTTTCTTTGCCTTCTGACCTGTTTTAGGATCTTCAGACGAAATGTTGTGTAAGTGTGTTTCTACACGCCACCATACAACTTTTCCGTCCGGTGTTTGATTTGCTTCTTCAAGTGCTTTTCGACCGTAGTCGCTTGTCATAATTACCTGATTAATAATATCTTGTATTTTTGCGCCTTGTGCAAACTTAAAATCTGCATTCTTAGTATCAATAGTAATGTCGCCGCGCTTATAAATTCCTGTTGTAGGATCATAAGTTGCATTATCTTTTGAGAAGGGTGCACCAGCTTTGTTGTATACACCAAGTCCCAAGTCTGCTAATCCGATAGCATTGCCATTTTCATTAGAAGTGTAAGGTGCAGGCGGAAATACAATATCAATTTCATGTGCGTAAGTAACGTTCTTTTTTCGATCCTTATCGTCTTTTAACTTTTTGTTTATAACTTCTTTTAAACTTTTTTCACCCTTAGACAATAAATCAGCAACTGTGTATGGGCCATTTTTGTTACATGAGATGCTAGCATCAGTCTTAATTTCTGCAAAACTATCAGACTGGCCTTGTTCACTCCATGGATATGCTTCTATGTCGTAAGTTGAGCCTTTTGCAGTAACTTTCATTTCTACAGTACGTATTTTAATATGAAAATACTTTGTAGTCTGAGGAATAGTTTGTAAAATCTGATCAGCGTTGAAGTGGCCTTTGAACTCAAGCTGCAACATATATGGAGCATCTGCATAGTTTGCATGTCCTGCTAGCAATGCTGCTGTTTGTAATGTTTCCCAGAACTTTCCCATGCTGTACGGTTCCACAACTCTAAAACTTATGTTTGACGAGTTAGAGTTTCCAGCTTGTTGGTCTAATCCTATAATTCCAGATAAGCGAACATTGTCAATAAATGTAGTGTACCCTACTGTTGGGCCTGTGGGCATTTGAATTACAGTAGCACCTACAGCGCCTCGGGCACCGCCGTTTACTTCTTCGTCAGACAGTGCATAT